GCGATGGTCTCCTTCACCGAGAGCAGAAGCGCATCCTTGTCGATGCTCTCGCCCGGATCGCCCTTGGGCCCCGGATCGCCAGGGTCACCCTTGGGCGGGGCAGGGATCGCAGCGAGAGCGGCGCTGACCGCCTTCTCGACGATGAGCGCCAACCCTTCCAGCGATTGCGCATGTCGCTGCGCCATCGCCGCTTCGGCTTTCTGGAAGAGGTCAAGCAAATCTGCCTCTCGTTTCGCGCAGTAAGTCTTGACCGAATCGAAGACTCGCGCCGCGAGCAGATCCAAATTATTGTCAGACATTTTCATGACCTCGTGTCAGTCAAGCAACCCAGAGTGCAGTGCTGAAATGAGCAGGGCGATTATATCCTGATCGTCTCGGAGAATGCGCGCGCGGTTAGAAGGCGGGTAGTAAAAATGATATCCCCCACCAGGCATCGGAGTGATGATCGGAGGTTCCGGCGGTTCGATAGGCGCACCGATACCCATGCCGAATCGAACGAAAAGCGAAGCCGACTGCACCGTCCCAAGCGTGATGTAGCTGCCGCTTTGCGTGGCCGCAGAAGGCGCAAGGCCGAGCATTGCGGCCTTGCTTGCGCTCTGTCCATAACCAAAGGTGATATAGCTGCCGCCTTGAGCTGTCGCGGAAGGCACAAGGCCGAGCATTGCGGCCTTGCTTGCGCTCTGCCCATAGCCAAAGGTGATATAGCTTCCGCCCTCCCCCGGGTCATCGACAAAAGCATGCCACCACGGGTTTGCGAACTCCGCGCTGTCGAACCAAGGTTGTTGAAACCAAACCACACCATTAGCTCCCGTCCAGAACCGTGCCGCTTCGCTCGCCCAAGAGTGTCGCAGTTCCGGCTATGCGATCGGTGCTGCCGTCGACACTCTTGAACGTGATTGCATATGTCCCGTTACCATTATCTACTACTTCGCAGTTCCCCGCGATGCCCGCGAGAATGACTCGAAGTACTTCGCTCGCAGTCATGCCTGACTCGATGAGAGCATCCCAAGGGTTCGCCCCCGCCCCTAGATCGTTCAACTTCTCGCCCATAGACCCGGCTGCATTGTTCGCAGAAGCAACCGCAGACCAGACTGACTGACCAACGTTTGCGGTGCTGAGTCCGGTCCCGGTCACGACGATATCAATCGCCATGTCGCCGAAAGCAGCAATGGTGGCGTCGAGATCCCCCGCACCAAGCAGGTTGACCACCATGTTGCCGAGTCCCGACAAGCTCGCTTCCAGGTCGCCCGCCCCGGTGAAGTCGACGCTTGCATTCAAGCGACCTTGAATCGTTGCGGTCAGCGCGCCCGAACCGCCCAGCGCGCAGAGCATCGACACTACTAGCGCGGCGGTCGCATCGAAGTCACTTGCTCCGGTGAGGTCTATGCTCATCGGATACGTCGCGATCAAGCTCCCGGCTATGCTGCCGATACCATCGGTCCGCATCGACATTTCACTCGCGAGGATCGGCGGCTGGTAGGAGTTCTGGAGATAATGACCCGGAGGATTCGCGACGGTCTGTAGAACTTCGGATGCGCCGTCCGGGTAGATGTATTTCTCGAACTGGTAGTAGCTATCCCACTGCCCGGGCAGCAGTGCCTGCGCGCTCCCCTCGAACATCCCCGAGAAGCCGATCCGCAAGAAGTTCGAGAGAAGCATTACGACGTCCAGCCGAAATTCAGGTGCGCTTCGATGAGCGAGTTCGCCGGAGTCGCAACGCCTGACTTGCCGATCATGTAGAGGGCGGCACCATCGTAGACCCGCACGCCGCCATCGAAGCGCCAGGGGACGCTCTGTCCGAGGACTTGCAGCGGCACCGGCTCGCCGAGTCGTTTGAAGAGCGCGACGGAGTACATGCCCGAGGTGTAGGTCGCGCTGTTGCGGATGGTCTGGATAGAGCGGATGCCGCTATCGGCTCCTTGCAGGGGAATCGCGGGGCCGAACTTCCCCGCGCCGGTCGCGCCGGTATAGAGAATGTGCGAGGCAGTCGCAGCGGTCTTCCCGATCGGCGCGCTAGGCGACGTCGGGGTGGCGCGGCTTGCGGTCCCGGCGCCGTTCTGGTAGCCGAGAGTCAGTTGCGGCGTACCCGCACCAAGGGCGGTTGCCGAAGGATTGAAGAACATCGCGTCGACGCCGACCCCATCCGAGTAGCGCGGCAGCCGAACATCGATGACATTGGTTCCGGTCCCGGCATCGGTATAGGCAATCGCCGTCCCCGCGATGGCATTCGTGCGGCTGGTAGCGAAGCGACTCGTGGTCGCCGATACCCGGATCGTATAGTAGTCGACGCCCGCGGTAAGCCCGGTAGGCAGCGCGCCTCCTGAATTGCGGAACCTCACCTTCGAGAGGCTTTGGACGTCGTTGGTGTAAGTTCCGAGCAGACCCGACGATGACGAGAAGGTAGTAGTCTCTCCGCCGCCTATCCCCGATCCCGTATCGTAGGGCCAGATGACGGTCTGCGCGGTCGTGGTGGTGACTGAAGTCACCCGGATGAAACCGAGCAGGTCGATCAGTTGCACCCAGAAGGGAACCACGGTTGCCGCCGCGGTGTTCACCATCGCGGTCTCGAGGATCTTGTAGTCGTCGCCATCGGCTCCGACATCGCCTCCGTGATAGAGGCTACCTGCGCTCGCAGTCTGGTCACTCACCGACTGGAAGAGGAGGTTGGTGCCCGCATCGAAGATCGCATCGGCCGAGGGGTAGCCGCCGCCCCGGAAGAGAGTATGCCATTCATTCGCAACGGCGGCGGCGGTCGGGTTGAACTGCTTGGACATGACGGTTTGGAAGCGCTTGCCGAGCGCCGACATCGAGTTCAGGCGATTGTCGAGTCCGGTGAATCCACCCATGTTATTTCCTCACCCATAAGGTTCGAAGTTGACCTTCAATGATGGCGCCCGACAGGGAGCCGTTCGGCTTACAAATCATCGACAGATATGCATCGTCTTCGATCTGCTCAAACATTCCAAGATGCTGCCAGAAGGACCAGCCCGATGGGTTAGTGTTTTCGTAGCCCGCAAAAGGCGCGAGAGGCTTGACGAGCACTACTGCGAGGTTCCCGGCGTCGGCAGAGAAAAACTCGATGCTCTCGACGCTGCGCACCCCACCATCGCCTTGCGCTAGCGGCACGAAGGGACCGGGACAGCCTGCTGAAGTAGGCGCGGAAGTCGCAACCGTACCGAGGAGCGCCTGGGTATTGATGGTCATGATCGGGGACTGCCTGCCTGCTACGCCCGCAGAGTTCGTATACGTAACGCGGCAGGTACCGCCGCCCACATATGGGAACTGCTCGACCAGCATGATCTGCACACCTTCGCCGCTCGAGTAGCGGGGCAGCGTGACTGCATTCGTCATCGACTGCACATCCTCCATCGGGATCAGAGGATAGTACATCAGGTAGTCGGCGATGATGAGCGAAAGAGGCATCGCAGTGGCGGTGACCGATAGCACGCATGCGTAGTCGAGAAACTTGCGGTAGTCGGAGCCCTTGTCTTCGCCATGATCCAGCCCGCCGTCGACGCTCCGGCGCAGCGCTCGCGCGGTATTCGGAGACCCATCAGTGAAGTAATTCGCGGCAGGGTAGCGACCCGACATCGTGAGGTCGACGAAGATGCCTGCTCCGGTTGCGATGGATGGAACCTTGACCCAGGGGCGGGCGAGGACTCGTCCTTCATCCGGAGCCGAAAACAATTTCGCATGCGTCAGCACTAGATGCTCCGGCCAGTCAGCGCAGAGAGAAACTGCCGCAGCGTCAGCCGCAACCTACGCTCCGCGCGAACCGCTACATTAACATCGCCCTGTCCGCGCAGAGTCACTTTCCGATTCGCCCAGATGATCGCATCCGTATGGTCGCAAGAGAACTTCTTACGTGGTTCGCCGCCATCCGGCGCAAGAGTGACATCGACAGCAGCGCCGCAAACGGAGCATTCGTAGAGCGGAGGGAAGCGGTCGCGCAACGACATGCTCAGGTCTCCGTGATCGTGACCGATCCGATCGGGAAGCGCGGCTGGATCTGATTCGAGACTGCGATGGAGGCATTCAAGTCACCGTAATGGAAAATCTGCGCCGATCCTCCCCCGGGCTTACCCGTCGCGGCAGCGACGATGGTGTTGCCCGTGACCCCGCACTGCGGGAACTCGATGGCCGCCGCGTTCGCGGTTGCGCCCCCAGAGGGAGCCGACCAGCCCCCGGTCGTCCGCGCAGTGCTCTGGCGCGCGTAGTTCGTGTAGGTCGATTCGTTGCTGGCGAGAGTCGATGAGGCGCTATAGCTCGCGGTCGCCAGCGCAACTTCGACTGCGGTGATCGGGCTGGTCGCATCATTGTCGGCGATGTCCGCGATAGCCGAGGCATTGTAGTACAGCCCGAGAACTGCATTGCACATTGCGGTAGACTTCGGCATTTCAGAACTCCCCTAAGTTTTGATTATGTAGCTCTGGTTTGAGTGGTCGGCGTTGTCGCGCTATCAAGCGTGAACGTCATGGCGGTCGTGCTTCCATCCAACTTCTTTGCGGTGAGAGTAGTGCTGGCGATGCTGCGTTCTGCGAGCAACGACCAGATCATATGCAGTGCTTGCGCAGGAGTCATCGCGCTGCCATCCGCCGCATAGCTTTCGGTCATCGCAGTCGTCCAGCCAGGGTCAACATCCGAAGAAGTTGCCAGCCCGCTTTGGATTTCGGCGACTGCGTCGGAGGCGAGAGCCGAGGCGTTCAGTGTATTTGCTTGCATAGCGCCGATGGTAGCATCAATCCGCCCGCTGATGAGAGCAGCGGGCAGGCGGCTCTGGATGTCGCTGATCTCGGTATCGATATAGCCGGCGACCGTTGCGAGGTTCACTGCGCTCGCTCGCGAACTGATGGTCGCGTCGAGGTTGAGCAAGGAGAGCAGTTGGGTGTCAAGGTTCGCCGAGGCGAGACCGACTGCTGTGCGGATTCCCGCAGCATTGAGCGTCGCCGCTAGAATCGCAGCGATATCGGCAGCGAGGCTCGCTCCCGCAGGCGCCCCCGCGCGCGAGAAGGTGTCTCCGCTCTGCGGATAGCTCGGATAGACCTGCACGGTCACGTTGAGCGCAGCAGAGTTAACGAAGGTGAAAGCGACATGGTCGTAATTCGTCTCCGCAGCCGTCGGCCAGTAAGCCCAGGCCCCGTTCCCAAGATGACTCGACGAAGGGGAACCCGCGGCCGCAGTCTGCGCTCCGCCGTTGCCGCTCACGTAGACATCAGTCGTTCCGGAGGTCACGGGAGAGCCATCGCTCTTGTTGATTAGCTGAGCGACAATCAGTTGCGACGCGACATTCTTTTTCATGCTGTCACTGCTCCGGGTTGAAGGGCGGCTGCATTAGAAGCATTGGCCCATGCGGGCGAGAAGGAGGTGATTTTACTCGCCGTAGTCGACCCTCGAATCGCAAGACGCGCACGAGGGTCGACGGAGAAACCACCCGCAGCAAACCAGTCCGAGGCGCCTTTCATCCATGCTTCGCCCCAGGTTTGCAGTTGCGAAGGAGTACCATTGCCATCCTGTTGCGAATTTTCGGGAGTGATCGAAGCAAGTGTCTTATGCGTGTTGCGGAAGTAGGCGTAGGTAGTGTCGGCAATATTCGAGCCATCAAGACCGATCGTCGTGTAGTCATCGGCGAAGCTCATCAGGCGCGAAGATCCATATCCGTAGGTATAGGCGCCTTGCGCTCCATCATACTTCGTATGCCAATCCATGAACCAGTCGAGCTTGCGACCATTCATCGCTACCACTGCCGCAGCGCGCGAAAGCGACACTACCTCGAAATCAGGCGAAGCGTCTTCGTAGTGGTGGTTGATGTCGGGACCCGCGGTCGCGCCTCCGACTGCAGTCGATTGAAACTGAGTGCGGTAGTGACCGCCATTACGGCCAGGGGCGTTGATGATCGGGAATACAATGAGATCAAAGCCGCGTCGCAGGGAGATCGCTTTCGCATCCGAGGAGCAGAAGAACTCGACCGCCCTCTGCATCGCAAGGTTGCCCCCATCCTCGGTAGCGTGCACGCCTGAGAAGAACATAGCCAGTTTCTTCTGCCCCGAAACCGGGGCCAGCGATGCATCGGAGACCATGAAGGCGAGCAGCGGGCAAGCGGGAATCGTCCGACCAAGCTCATCGGTCTGCGCCGAATAGGTCGCAGCGACATACGAAGATCCTCCCGCGACATCGCCGATCATCGTAGGGTAGGTCGCGGCGAGCGACTGAATCCATGCGAGCGCTTCGTCGGTCCCTACGCGCGGGTATTTCGATATCCAGATCGCATCATCGGTCATCGCAGCCGAGTGTGAGATCGTGACGGTATTGGTGGTCGTCGGATCCTTCGACGACGCAGTATCCATGTGCGTCCAAGTGAGCTTGTCCGCACTGAAGTACCCATGGTCAGTCGAAGCCCAGGGTGCCTTGACGAAACTCGAAGCAGTACCCGCGGTATCCGACTCGTAACGATTCATCACTACTTTGAGCTTCGCGCCCTGCACGCCGCTCACCTTGAAGCAGGCGGTTCGCCAACCGAACTTGTCGGCGGTGTCGCTGTTGTTGCCTGCGTAGGTAAGGCGCGGAGTCACCGTGATCTCATAAGTCCCATCCGAGAGCACTCGGTACGTGGTGAGGCTTGGGTCGATCGTCGTGAGCGCCGAGGCGCCGTCGATGGTCAAGAGGCGCTTCGAGTTGGTCGCTCCGCGCATCAAGCCGACGCGGCCCGAGATCACCGCGCCATCGGCCACGTGATTCGCTTGCAAGGATCCGCGCAGCAGACCGACGCGACCAGAGATCGCTACTCCGGCTGCGGCGGCTTCGTGGGTCGCGGTGCTTGAGGAGTGAAGCTTGAGGCGCCCGCTGATGTTGGTTGAAACAATCCCGGCTGCGGGCGCAGGCGGCATGAATGCCGAACCCGGCAAGAAGAAATTTGATATACCGATCGGCGAACGGCCACGCGTAATCGCAGTTTTTGTCGGCCGCATTTTGTACGGGCCAAGATCAGTATCGTTTGCCCAGCACAGGATCAATCCAAGTGGTACAGCCAGCGGACCATAGAGTTGCGCGTGCTGGAACTCCGCGAGCGACAACACTCGGTTCCATCGGGCAACCCAAGCGATGCTCCCATTCCAGGTGCGGTCAGTTCCTTCTCGATTGCCGATATGTAGGTTGCGGCCTGCGGTAATGCTTCCAGCCCCGCTACCCTCTGCGTTGTTCGCACCGTTGACCGTCTGCTGGGATAACTTTGCGCCATCCGTCCCGACATAGACGATGATCCCGGAACTGTTGATCGACCCATCCCAAGACGCCGCAACATGATGCCACTTCCCATAAGCGCCCGTGCCCGCAGTCGTGTTATGCGCAGGACCACCAGCAACTCCAGTCGTATTACCCTGAAAACCAAATTGAGTATTGCCTGAATTGTGGAGGTGAATAAGACGTGGACCATTCGACGTCGCAGAAGACGTCAAGGCCATTATGTATCCACTGCTATTCTCTCCTGTCGCATCAGGATAGACGTATGCCATGCAAGACTGCGCGAGGCAATCCTGCGCTGGATTGGCCCCGAGATTAATAGTACTCGTCGTTGCATTGAAGAACGATGTTGCGAGCGGGAGACGGCTGAGTCGGTACAGGGACATGCTAGGCGATGTCAGTCAGTTCTTGCATGAAGGCTTCGCAGGTCACGGCCTGGGCAGTGTTCCCGGTCACATCGACCCGCACGTACATCGCGGCCGCGGGAAGCTCGCAGGAGAACTCCCCCACCGCGCTGTTCGTGCTGCTGTGGGTGAAGGAGGTTAAGAGCTTGAAGTTGCTATTGTCGCCCGAGACATAGACATATGCGGTAGCGGGCACGGTCGGTCCGGTACCGCCATTGGTGATCTTGATCGTGATGAGACCACCGAAGGCGGTGGTGACATCGAAGGCGGTACCGGTCGCAGTGCTGCCGGCGCTGTTGCTGGTCGCCGCCGCGATGAAAGTTCGGAGGTTCTTGCTGGCGCCCATTGCGACTCCTAGATATTGACCACGAAGGTGCTGATCCGATGCGTCCCGTTCGAGGAGTAGGTCTCTTCGACGATCTTGCTGACCACGCACGCGGCTGCTGCCTGCGAGGTGATATCGATGGCCGAGCCGCCTTGGGTCAGCGCGACCTGGAAATAATCGGGGTCACCTGAGGTCACTCCGACCACGAAGTAGGTCGTGCCCGCGGTGAGTCCGCCAGGGGCGGTGTCGTTATGGAAGACCACCTTGTCGTTGTTGGCATAGCCGCTACCTTCGACATAGATGCGATTGTTGGTCACATCGATCTGAAAGGAGTAGTCGGTACCGCCGTTCGGCTGCATGCCGTAGAAAGTCGAGCCGTCTGCGCTCCATAGCCCGATCCACTTGATCGTGACCGTCGCGGTGATGGCGATATCGACCGCGGTCGAGAGCGACTTGGACCGCGACGAAGCAGCACCGAACACCGCATCCATCTTGGTGCCATGGACATTCGCGCCGGTCGCGCTGTAGTCCGTATGCGCTGCAAGCTTGAGTTGCGGAGACCCGGCAGGGATCGACCGGTCCAACATGTCATTGATGAAAGCAGTAGTATACATCTTCGGTCTCCTTAGACTTCGGGCCAGCGAATGTAATAAATCAGCGCATCCATTTCAGCATCGCTCAAGTTCACCGAGTTCGGCAAGCCCCAACCCGAGCGCATCAGCGTCGCGAGATCAACATTGCTCAACTGGCGCAGTTGCGCGAAGCCGTTTCCTTCAAGCGTATCTTGGCCATCGATCCCATGACGGAACCCCCAGTTGCCGATATAGATCCCGCGACCGAGAGAGAACTTGGCATTGTTCTGCATGGGATCGGTCGGCAACTTCAGCGTATAGCGATAGGCGCCTTCCGATCCGGTGCCCACCAGTACGATGCAGCCGCCCGCGCAAGCAACGAGCGTCGGATAGTTGATGTGGAAGGCTTGGTTCGCCTGCCCTTCGACTGCGCCGGGGCGCCAGGTGCCATCCGACTCATCGATGCCGATCTGGCCGCCCCACGAGTAGCCCGTAGCGGTCTTATTGAAGATCCCCGTGCTGCCCCATCGCGTCACGAATATCGAGTCGAGCGGTCCGGTGGTCCCATCGGATAGCGCAATCGTCCAATCGCGGGTGTTAGCATCGCCCACCGGCGCCCAGATCGTGGTGATGGTTTTCGCTGCGAGATCGATATAGCGCAGCGTCCCGCCGCCGCGATCCCACTTGCAAGCGACCACGAGGTTGCCTTTGCTGTCAACCTTGATCGACTGCGGGTAGTAGAGCGTCGCGGTGCCGAAGGGGCCATCGACGCTCTGCGGCACCGGGGGGATCACGTTGTTCGCGGGCTTGCCGAGGTACTTCGGGTTCCCGATCGGCGACTTATAGAGAGTCGCGACTTGCATCGTCGTCGGGTCGAGCGTTCGGATAGCCGCGTTCTCGAAATCGGTCAAGTAAAGCATGCGCGACGCGGGGTTCTGCGCGACATCCCAGAGAGAATCGAAGAGCGCTTGGTCGGCGGGACCATCCCGGTAGCCCTTCTCGGCGCTGCGGCTGCCGGCGAAGGTGCGGATGGTCGAGATGCCGCCCGGGCTCAGCAGCGGCGTCATGTCGACCAGGCGCAAGCAGTGGTTGTAGGTGTCCGCGATGTACCAAGTCTTCCGGAAGCCCGGTCCGTCCGCGACTTCCCATTCCAATCCCCATGGTTCTTGGAAGCGCGCGGGCCCATCGATCCAGATCCCGACGTTCTCGACTTGATCGGGAGAGATCGGCGTCGCGTTCAGCGGGCGACGGAAGCCAGCGATCGTCGAGATACGACCATCGATATGGCAGTACCAGAAACGACCCTGCGTGCTGACGCCATGAAAGGCGCCGGTAGCAGGGTCGACTCGACCCGCCCAGGCATGGCCGAAGGCTCCGACTCCGCGCGGCCCATCATAGAGCGGCATCGCGTTCCACTCCAGATGCCAGTACTGGTACTGCTGATAGGAGCAGGTGTGGACATGGCCTTGCGGCGTTTGATAGAAGCGGCGCGGCCAGCCGTTCTTCGTAGTCGGTACGATGGGTTGCGCCCAAAGGTCAGAGGGCGCTATTTTGCCCGCGGTCCGGATCGGCGCCAGTTCGTTGCTCCATGGCGTGCGAGTGCGCCCGGGCATCGGGATCGGATTGCCCGCGAGGTCGGGCTGCTTCTCGTAGCGAACCTTGAACGGAAGCACCGAGGGCGATGAGACGCCATAGGTGAGATCCTCAACCGTAGCGCAAGCCCAAACATCGCGCGCGCCCGCGAGCGGAGTAGATGGATTGTCGACCACTTCGATCAGGACTCCTTCGCACCAGAGCAGCGAGCCTTGACTTTCAGCCCATAGGCAGTGCGATCCGAGCGCAGTGGTCGAGAGGTCAAGGTTGAGTTGGATCTCGTTATTCGTCGGGATGATCCAATCGGAGACCGGGATGCCATCGAGGATGAACCGCGAGGTCGGGATGGTCGCGCGCATCCCGCCCATCTTTTGGCAGCGCAGGATGATCGATGCCGGCGCAGCGCGCGAGAGGATGAAGGGACCCTTCCCGTTCGCTCCCATCTGGTGGCGGATATACGACTGCGCTTGCGTCCCGGTTGCGGGCGAGTAGAAGTAGAGATAGGGCGAGTTCGCGGCGGGGCGCGGTCCGGGAGCCGGCTTGCTCACCGGGGTGCCGACCAGCACCGTCACGCCCGCAGAGATATCGGGCACGAAAGGATTCGCAAGAGTGCAACGCAGGTGCAGCGTATGCGGCCCATAGCTCAGCAGCAGCGGGTCGAAGATGAGCGGGTCGTCGGGGATGCCGTTGGTGATGTTCGTAGCCCAGTGGGGCAGACCATCGACGAGCAGCATCGCAGAACCACCGCCGCTATAGCCGCCGAGCGAGAAGACGAGCGACATCGCGCCGCTGACCTTCGCCCCTGGTGCCGGAGAACTGATGACCACCTTGTGATGGCCCGGAGTAGGAACGGGGGTAGCGGCATCGACTACGACTGCGAGATCGACCGCCGCATCGGGGAGCGCGGCGCCCTTCGCGACCAAGCGGAAAGTGTGCGAGGCAGAGACCGGTACGTTCAGTGGTAGCGCGGCCACGACAGCGCCATCCAGAAGAACCGAGGTCGCATCCTTGATAGTCGCATCGATAATCACGCTACCCCCGGTCGAGGGGAGGCGGTTCGGCGTGACGCTAGCGTTGGTGATCGAAGGCGCAGCGGGCGTCGGGGTCGATCCGGCGATAGCGCGCGCTTCGGCGAGGGCTTCGGCCGACCGCGCCTGCACTTCAAGCAATTTAGCAATGACGATATTGATATCAGCCATGATGACCTCTATGGAATCGGGGTAGCGATTACTTCGCTGGTGAACCCTTGGTCATCTCGAAAGAACTGGAACTTCCATCCCTTCGGTTTTGCAATGGGGCCTACCTCGCCTCGAGGACCGGGATCCCCGCGGTCGCCCTTGGGGCCGGGGATGCCCGGCTTACCCGGGTCGCCAGGGTCGCCCTTGGGCCCTCGCTCGCCCGGGTCGCCCTTCGTCCCGGGATCGCCCTTGGGTCCTTGCTCTCCAGGGTCGCCCTTCGTCCCAGGATCGCCCTTGGGACCCGGGTCGCCTTTCTCGACGCGCCGGTTCTCGGCCCAAGGAGTACCGGGCAACCAAGGGACCCGAGGCGAATCAGGCGGCAAGCGCATCCTCTTGGAACATGCGGATCAACTTCTCCGCAAGTTCAGCGGCGCCTTCCTCAGCGCTTCGCTGCGCGCGCGGGGGGGCGGGCGGGGGCGCGCGCGGGGGGGCGGGGGCGCTTGCGGGCGCAGGCGCGGGGGCGGGCGCAGGCGGAGGCTTGCCGAGCGGGTTCTCCTTGTCGCGATCGGCGAGCGCGGCGAGCGAGAAGTTCTGCTGCTGGAGGTATGGAGTGTCGCCGCCCTTGACCGGTTCGAGATTGTCCTCGGCGCGCGCCTCGTTGGGCGAGAAGTAGCCCGCCGCAATCTTCTTGCTGTTGACCTCAGCCCGCCCGAGCGGATCCATTCGCATCAGTCCGCGTTCGATGTCGAAGCGCACATCGTACTCATCGCTCATGCCCAAGCCTTCCTTCAGGCAGAGTTCGATGCATTCGATCGGCGACTGTAGCGTCTGCGAATAGTAGTCCTGGTTCTGGGCGCCGACATTGCTGAACGTCACGTTCCCGCTCGAGGAAATCTTGTGGAGCGGAACTCGGAAGCAGCGCGCCACGTCCTCGACCGTCCAACGTAGCTGTTCGATCAACTGCGCGTCCGAAGCCGGGATCGTGATCGCTTCATACTTCAGGCCATCACCACCGACGAACATGCGACCCAGGTTGCCGGCCGAGAAGTTCTTCTCGAACTCTTCCTTCAGGCGCTGCGCGGTCTCTTGCTTCACCGTGTTGGGCGAATACAACTGACCGGACGGGCGTGACATGTTCTCGAAAAACTTCGCGCTGTTGTTCTGGATCCGGATGCCCTGCGTCGCGCTCGACCCGCAAGCGAAGATCGGGGAGACGCCGCAGAGCGGATGGAAGAGGGTCATCCCTCGGTCGTGAATGACCTCGGATGCCGGCAGAGTCATCAGTCCATTCACCGCGGAGAGCTTGTCGTCGTTGATCTGATACCAGACCGAACCATCCTCGGCGATGAGCGGCACGACGCGACGCGAGTCGAGCACGTACATGTTCACGACCATCTTGCGGGTCGGTTCGCGCTCGAGGAAGATGTAGGCGTTGCCGTACAGCAACTTCATGATGACCCAGTAGAGGAAGAACTGGATCCGGGTCTGGTAGGCGTTCGGTTTCTTGATCGGCTTCCAGAATGGGGACTGGTTGCTCGCAGGAGTCCAGATGCCCGGCTTCGATTCGATGACCACTTCCGGCCGAAGCTTGCTGATGTCTTCGGCGATGATAGAGATGCAGGCATACACGGCGCTGAAGGCGAGGAGATTCTCCTTGCGATCGGCTACGATGTTGCGCTGCCATGCGCCGGGGAAGGACTCCAGGATCCCGCCCAGCCAGCCCCAGCCCGACGACCGAGCGACCGACATTTCTTTCGCTACCCGGCTGACCTCGAACCCTAGGAGCTTCATTTGCGAATACCTCGCGACCTCTGAGAAAAGCCCCCGCGCGAGCGACTGCGCGGGGGCTGCTCTTGCTAGCTCATCGACTGCCCGCGGTTACAGGTGCAGGTTGTCGATGTAGGTCACGGCGGCGGTGCGGCGACGCTGCCAGTTGATGACGCGCTCGAGGCGGATGCCGATCAGGTTGTTCTGCCAGAGCGACTTGAGCGACGTGGCACCGCCCGAGGGCGCATCGTTCATTTCGATGGACGCCTGATCCGACGCATCGATCTCCATCCCGCCTTCGTCCGAGAGGAAGATTTCGGGCTGCGCGAAGAGCGCCAGGATGGAGCCCGCCGAGACCGAATGCGGCACGGCGTTCGAAGTGACGAGCGGGATGCCGTAGAGCGTTCCGCCCATCATGGTGACGCCCGGGAAGGCGTAGTTGCCGTCGGCAGTGCGCAGCATGCCGATCTTCATCGCGGTGTACGGGTCGGTGACCCAGACGGCGCGGGTGAAGTCGATCTCGCCCGCGATCAGGACCGACATGGCCGCTGCCGCATCGACCTCGAACGTCGCGAGCGTGGTGCCCGTCGCCTGATTCTGCGAGGTCAGCCCGTTCGTGATCGAAGCCGGCGAGACGTTCGCGGAAGCAGCGACGCCCGGATCGATGAACTGTTGGTCCAGGAACTGAACCATCGCATCCATCATGTCCTGGCGCACCAGTTCCTCGGCGCTCGGCGACGAGAACATCGCCAACTCCTTGGTGATGACCACGATGCCCGCCGCCTTGGCGAAGCCCAGCGTGTTGGTCGACAGCTGGAGCTTGCTGACCTTCTTCGGCGCGTCCTGCCCGACCCAACCCATCGAGGAGCCCGACGACTGCGACGGGAACCGGATGTTGAAGGGCACGCGGCGCAGACCGGTGAGCTTGCCGATGATCGTCTGCGGCCGGAGCAGCGCGACGAACTCGCTCGCCATGTTGTCGTACTGCACGAGCGGCGAGGCCCAGTTGGTATCGGTGGTGTTGCCGGCCGCGACCGCCGCCTTCTGCTGCATGAAGTCGAGCACGAGACCCTGGGTGCCGCCGCGCTGGTTCGCGTAGTTCAGAACCTGCACGACTTCGGGGGTCGAGTCCTTCCACTTCTTGGCGATCTCCGCGGCTTGCTGCACCGACCCCTTGGCGAGCGCGAGCGCGCAGGCCATGCGGGTGAAGTTGGTGCCCTTCGGCAGCGTC